TATCTTGAACACCATTAACATTTTGCAATTGTGTTTTTAAGAATGTGGGCATACCAGAAGCTACAGCAAGACCAGCTTGAATGACTTGAGCTTGATAATCTTCTAATGGTTGGGCTGAAGCACCAGGAATACCTGCGGTTTGATTAGTACAAGATAAAGTCAAACCAGATGGTACTGAGGTAATAATTTGGGTTACTGTGCCAACAGGAACAGCCCAAGAGCCTGAATTAATAGCTAGACAATATAACTCAGCACTTTGTCCTGTAGAAGCGATTACACCGCCATCTTGAACTGTATATTGATGAGAACCATCAGATATTACAAATCCCTTAGAAATAACAAATCCAGGGCTTCCAGAAAAGGTTACATAAACTGAAGTATTAGACCCAATGCCTTGTTGTACACCATAAATTTGACCTAATTGATTCAATAAATAAGAATTGGCAGTATAGGGTGTAATACTATTATAAAGATCGACTCTGGCTGAGTCTATTAAAGCTAAAGCACCAACATCGGTAGAACTAATATCTTCAATTAAAGAGCCTGGCAAATTGGCTGTATAACCAGGATTTGTTGCAGAAACCAGAGCAATTAACTCTGATTGCAGAGTAGTTGGTGAAGTGGGTTGAAGTCCAGCAGAATTGACATCAGTTGTGATCATACAGCCACCTGTGCATTAAGTTTAGTTCCCAGCGTAGTAACGATATCTACATTGTAAGTAGGAGTTGCCGATTGTTCTTTGGTGATCGTGAGACTGGCAAACAGCGATGAAAACTGTTGCTGAGTCACGATCACATAAAAGTCAGGAAATACTTGTTGAATCACTGAGCGCTGAGCGGGTATTCCGTAGTTAGCGTAGAAGGGGGATTCTCCTAGGGCTAACTTCAACACTTGAATCAGTGTGGTGGCATACCCGTTCTCAAAATTTCCATTAGCATCAGAGTCAATCTCTGTCCATACTAAATTCCCAGAGTTGTCACGAATGCGACCGTAAGTTCTCATACTACTCCCCCTGTGTTAGATCCGCCAGCTTGAACTCCGCTATGTTCGTGAGCCAGATAAGCCTGTCCATTGATCGTTAGGGTTCCCACGATTGAGACTCCACTGGGTGTTACTGTCACTGAGCTAGATCCACAGACCAGAGATACGGTATTCTGTCCGGTAATCACTACTCCATTCGGAGTAAGAACAATCGTCGAATAAGATCCGGTATCTCGTAGAACTACTCCATTCGGCCCATAAATGGTTACGGCGTTTGGATCGACCGTTGACCACTTAGTGCTTCCTATGGGCAGGAATACCAGGGCAGTCAGATTCCCGGGTTCACTCAGATCGGCGATACCCGTTCCCAGTCCACTCATTGCTCGAAGACTGGCATCGGCCGGAATCGCGAATCCCTTATCCCCTACTTGAATGGGATAGCGGATATACTCCGGACCAAACAAAGGAATCGTGACACGAGGCAGTGTCAGGGCTCCAGCATCGATCTCGAACTTAACCGTCACGATCCCACTGCTAACCACTGATACCACAGAACAGGGGTAGGCTCTTCCTGACGTTTGGAAGGCGCTACCTACCTTTCGATCAGTATGATAATTCAGTGACTGAAAGAGCGGGACTTTTTGGTCAATGGATGACATTATTGTGACGGTAAATTATAGGCTTGTACGACGGTTACCCAGTTGCCTGCACCCGGGGATCGAAAGTCACCCAGATGTCTCACTGTTTGAACTGTGAATATCCCCTGAAAGACAGTGGTGTTCTTAAACTGAGAGTAAGAAGCTGGTAAAGTTAAGACCAATCCTCGTTTTCCAGGAGGGGGCATCTGAATAGAAGAGCCCACCTTAATATCATTTCGCATTACTGTCTTGAACACAATCGTCTGGGGGTTTATCCAGGTCGGTTGCCCAATGAAATCATTGAAGTCAATTTGTATTATCTGGGACTTCGGCGGATTCTTATTCAACCAGTTATCGTATACATAGATGATATTGTCTATGTAAGCAATCTGGATTCCCGCGTAGTTAGTCCCGCCAAGGATACTCTTGCTCTTCTGATTCAGGTAAGCTGCGAAATCCTGCAGTGTCAAATGCTGAACCGTCAGAGTCTCAGGTGCTACCAGATTCGGTGAGATATTTACATTGACTGTCTGCACATAAGGAAATACATTTTGCAATGTGCTGAGAATTACCGTACTCAACAACGAATTATTCGGACAGACGAATGAGAAGTTATATGGATCTTCTAAACTTCCCGCAGTCTGGACCATAATGAGATCCAGTGTCTGCGAAGTTCCCTGCCAATTTCCCAGGGCCTGTTGAATCCTGGATTTCATCAGAATTCCATACTGCTTAGGATTTGCTAGGGGCAGTCCCTTAGCCATTCCACCGGAAATCTGGATGTTGCAATATGAAGTCCCATCAGGACTCGGATTAAACTGTGAAGCAGCCTGTAGCAATGACAGTCCCACATTATGAACCGTCAGAGCCGCTCCAGTTCCCCCCATCGGGGAGTTATAAGGAGAGGTCGGAAGATCCAGACTAACGTTCAGTGCTCCAGGAACCGTATTGCCATTCGGGTCAGTACTAGTGAAGCTTCCGTTGAAGATTGTCTTTCCGCCGGAGACCACTACTTTAGGAGTTCCATTAGGATGCTGTGGATCTACCTGAGAGATCAGGATTTCATAGCGTCTCACGGAGAAATCTCGAATTGGTTCATGGATGTACGATAAACTAACTTGCTAACGAAATATCCGGCAGTCAATGAAATATCATACCCAAGAGGAGAACCAATCAAAGGCAGACAAACTATCAATGAATTGTTCACATCATAGATATTGACATAGTACCGTTGACCGTAAACATTCCAGTTCACGATCACATTGTAGATCGCCCCATCCAGAGTAGCCTGGAATTGGAAGTTCGTGTTATTAGCCGGATTAAAGCTAATGACATTCGTCTGGGTGATCGCGGACGGCTGATTGAGGCTATAGCTAGATGCTGCTCCCTGGGTATTATTCAGGCCTCCATATAGAGGAGAAGCAACCGAATTCGGGTTATTAACCGTGCTGCCAATTGTACTCCACAGGTCACTCATGCTGGCAGACCTCCCTGGATCGTACTCATCAGAGCACTCAAGGTGTTCTGCGGTCCTTGAGCTACCAGGGGCTGCATGAAATCAAACTGCCAGGCATTCTGTGGTTGCTGGCTGTCTGGACGGGATACATCAGTTAAGTTCATCAACAGACAGTTCAGATAAACATAAGACGGGGTAGCCACAATGTAAGTGCCACCTGCCTGGTTATGAGCATCCAATGCTGCCTTCAACGCCGTGAAGGTAATCATCTTCGAGATATAACCACCATTCGCATTTGCTGGGCAGTTCATCAGCATCGAAATTCTCAGGGGCTTAGCGATGATCGCATTAGCCGCTTCGTACTGATTCGCGAAAGGATACATAGCCACATCGTTGTCTATCAGAGTGGCTCCCGGCAGTGGACGAAAATGGCCGAAGAAGTTATTTAGATTGAGTGGATTATTTCCATTCAATAAGCTGAACCCAAAATTCGCTGCCTCAGTGACTGCGATAATGGGCAACAGGCTTCCTGGCACATTACTAGCCAATCCATTCGACAGAATGATCGGGGATATCTCATAAGCCAGCTGATAAATTGCTTGCCCGAGGTTCATGGGGCCACCACAGAGTTGTAATGTCCACCAGCCATCAACAGATTAAAGCTGGGATCAATTCCAGAATCTTTGTTGTACAGGATGTTCAAGGTCATGGGAGCCGGATTGAAAGGGGCAGGAGTATTGTTCGACTGCTTCTGGATATAGTTGCTAGTTTCCGTCGGCAGATGTTTCTTCCAATCACCGCTGTATTGTTTGATGATCTTGTCGAGATTTCCTTCTCCGTAGTTATAAGCAGCCAGGGCTTTCTCAGCATCTCCCTTGTAATAATGGAGTAGACCTTTCAGTTTTACAGCAGTACCGGTGGCTGATTGTTGAAGATTGAAAGGATCTTCCACATGGAAAGCTTCCATCGTCTTCGGCAACATGCCCATGTGACCCCAGGCACCCGCAGGAGAATGCATCCAGTTAGGATCACCACGATTAGATTCCTTCTTCCAGATTCCCGACAGCATTCCGCCAGGAAGTCCGTATTGCTTTTCGGTCATTGCTAGGAATTGCTCATCCTCGGCAGTGGCCTTATGAGGATGCATCTTGTAGTAAGCCAGACGATCATTGAGAATGTCCTCAGTAACGGGGACCTTTCCTTTCTCGATCGCTTCCAGAGTGGGATGAGGTTCTGGAGAGATGAGACCGAGTCTCATTGCTACCCGCCAGGCAGCGTCGGCCATTTGACCAACCTTCTTAGCGAAATCTTCTGTAGCCGTCAGGAAGTCACTAACTTTCTTCTGGAAGGCTTCAGGATCGAATGACTCAGCAAAGTTTTGTATCTTGTCCCCGAGTCCAGAAATCCATTCCTTCAACTTAGGGCTGGATAAGAAAGCCTTCACGGCACCTGAGAAAGAATCTGAGAGTGCTTCGATTGGCTTGACTAATCCTGTGAGTCCCTCAATGAGAACTGTCTTGATCTTAACGCCAGATTCTGCCAGCTTGACATCCAGATCTTGCCACTTGCGTTGAACGTCGTCTTGGAGTTTGAAGATTGCCTGATCCTGCCGATACTTCTTTTCGGCATTGGCTATTTCTTCCTTGGTGAGAGAAGCATAACGACGAGCGTCTTCCACAGAGATGCCGAGTTGAGTGAGCCCTGTGGCTTCCAGTCGTTGCTGGGCAGTGGCTGCAGGACCGGCCTTATAGATATTGGCCGCTTTCTGGAGGATTTGAGGAAGAAGTTGTGCGGCACTCTGATTGGGGTTCATTCCCGTGAAGGCCCACTGCTTCGTCACATCAGTCTGGGCGGCCGCGATGTTGCTGAGTAGGGAGTGGACATCAGTATAGCGGGAAAATTGCACCTCAGCGGCTTTTAGCTCACCTGCTGAGACCCCTAAACCCTGGGCTCGTCTCCGGGTATCACTAACAGAGGACGCTAGGGCTCCGATTCCGAATAACCCACCTCCTACACCCAGAAGTCCCCCAGCCAGGCCAAAACCAGCCCATTTGGCCAAATTCAGGGTAGCTGAAGCGATACTTCCCGCGATCTTAGCAGTGGTCTTCCCCACAGAGGTCATTGTGCGATCGGCAGCCTTCAGAGCGACTCCGATTTTCTGGGAAGCAGTCTCAGCATTGTGAAACTGTTTGGATACTTTCTCGATGCTCTTCGTGAGATGATCGACGGGAGAGAGGACTTTCTTTACGCCACTGCCGATAGCTCCCCACCCATCATTCAGTTTCTTGATTTTCTGACTGTGAGAGTCAACAGACTTCTGGTACTTCTCGAAGAGAGCGACAAACGCCTGGAACTGTGCGCTATTTACATCAATGTCGATAATTGACTTAGCCATTCCGGAGTGCTCTCAGTAAGT